CATTGAGAAACGTCACTACTTTTTAATGCTTCATATCCTAACGCTACAGAATGTCTACCTCTATGACATCTTGCCGCTCCAGGTCCTATAGCTACGGTATTATGATTAATTTTCATTCCTGCTTGATAACCTATAGCTATATTAAAATCTCCTACAGCTCTTTCAGCTGCTAGAGGACCGATAGCAATACCTGCTAATACGTTTCTACCAGTTCCAGTACCCGAATTAGAAGATGCTAAGCCGTCATATGCATATGAACCACTACCTATTACTATAGTACTTGTAGTTTTATTATATATGTGTATATTTTGATCTATTTCAGTTCGACCTCTTAATTTTGAAATACCGTTTACATCAAATGCACCGCTTACAAAAGTCGAACCTGAAAATTGTATTTTACTATTAGGAAATGCTATAGTAGTTAAGCTACCTGATATTATAGCTGAACCTGTGTGTGGGAAAGCATTCGCTGTTACTCCGGTAAGACCGCTGCCATTTCCTACAAATGAACCTGAAAATACAGAACCTGATATATTAGCTACATTAGTAAAGTCAACTGTACTAGTAGAACCAGATACTATAAAGGAACCTGTTATACTTGAATCACCGTTTCTAGAGCCATCCCATTCCGAACTAACTGATAAACCTGTTAAACCTGAACCATCACCAACGAATGAACCGCTGAATACTGAAGCTGAAACAGTAGAGTTTATAGTTACATGTCCGGTACTAAAATCTCCTAATATTAAAGGAGTATCAGATGCTTGATTATTAATATAGAGTTTATCGGCTTCAGCTCCTGAGGAAGCTTTTCCTGCACCTTTTCCTACATAGACATTACCGCTACCGTTAGGATTATTAGCTCCTGCACAGGCACCGATAGCTACGTTATTATTACCTGCAGTCATAGTACCCAGAGAAAGAAAACCTAAAGTAGCATTACTACTTACACTAGCTCCAGAAATAAGAGCACATTGCCCTATAACAGCATTTGTATTACCTGATATATCTTTACCGGCTTCTTTACCAACTACTGTATTACATTCTCCTGATATATTGCAACCAGCGTCTAAACCTATATTAACATTATTATTAGAATCTTCAAAACTTATCCTACCATTTGGTATAGCAAGTATAGTACCGTCAAAAGTAAAATTACTTTCAGCTTGTATTTGACCATTCGAACCTACTGAGGTTAGTACCCTGTTATTTGCTTCTCCAAAAATTGTTACATTTCCTGTACCTCCTAAAGGTATACTATAAAAGTCTTGAGCTGAGGTATCGAAGTGTAAGCGTAATGAATTACCACTATCATGTATAGAACTAGAATAAAAGACGGATCTAAAATTATTATCCATCTCTGTATGAGTAAGGGATGATCCTTTTACTAGTCTATAAGTTATTCCCGGTATTGCCATTTTATATCTTTATTATAAATATCTTTTTTTTATTGTTATATTCCTACATACATTATATAACATAACGCATAGTATGGAGGTCTTATATCTACAGCACTAGGGCTAGATTCTCCCACTGTATGAGTGTGAGTCGCATCTATTTCTAACTTACCTGTATTTGAAGGATCAACATTATCAGGAGAATTTCCTTCTGAAAATCCTGTTGTTTTACTAAATATACCTGTTACCGTTCCGCCATCGTTGAAAGTTTCAGAAACTCTAGTTACTGAACCTGTAAGTGTTTTACTAGTTGAAGTAGTTGTCATTTCAGGTATCGATCCTGAAGTTAAAGTGACAGAACTGTTACCACCTGAAGCACCTACTGAATAAGTATCGGTTGCACCGACAACAAATCTATTTACTAAGTTAGGAGTAAGGGAACCGGATACTGTGCTACCATCACATAATGCCCATCCAGTCGGTATTGCGTTAGCTGCTCCTGACCAAATTATAATACCTCCTACAGGAATAGGAGCTGCTATAGCATCTAATTTTTTAACTAACCCTGTAGAAGTTACACCAACTGAAGAAATATCTGTATAACTAGTACCATCATCAGCTACAGATCCTATAGTAGCTGTTCCTTCAGCTGTTAAGTTTCCTCCAAAATCAGCATTACCTGATCCGGATATAACTCCTGCTACTGTTAATCCTACATCTGTTGCAAAATTAGTATTTATACCAACAGTGCCGTCAACCTTAGCACTTAAAAGTACTGAAGTATTAGCTTCGGTATATTGTCCTGTTTTTGATTTTATTACATTAAATCCTTCTTTCGCACTATTATCGGTATTAATCGCTATTACTACATTACCGCCGTCCGCAGCATTAGGAGAAGATATTAATAATCCTTCAACTGCACTATTGTCAGGTACTAATCTTTTTCTATTTGAGTCATCAGTCTCTGAGTATAGACTATTCGGTATAGGAGATATATAAGAAGCTAAGCTTAAATTACCTGTGCTTGATATACCTATACCTTCATTTCCAACTACGGATATATTTCTATTAGGGATATCAGTACCGATACCGAACGATTTTATATCATTATCGAAGCTAAAAGTCCCTATATTATTTATATCATCTAAACCACTATTAGGTCCATTAACATTAATATTTATTTTACCGTACGATTTTTCGGATAAGTTATAAACTGAACGGTTAGTTATATCTAAATTTTTTATACTATCATCTGTGTTAATTCTTCCTACATAGCCTAAAAGTTCTGATGCGTTGTAAAAATCAACTGTTGATTGGTGTGATGTTGTCCTGTCATTACCGGTTGCAGGAACACCTTCTAATCTTATTCTTGCACCAATAGTACTGTCACCTTTAATATGTAACCTAGCTTGCGGATCTCCAGTACCTATACCTTGAAAATTACTACCACTTTTAAATACGAAAACTGAATCAGCAGCAAATGCGTCATTATCATTAAACTGTATTTGTGTACTATCTCCTGCTGCTGTAGTAGTTGTAGTAGTAGTTTCTGTATTTACAGGAAGAAAAATACTATCGTATCTGGTATTAAATCCTGCTCCTAAACCTGCACTACCTGATAAATGAAGACGTAATTCATTAGTTCCGTTTAAAGAACTAGAATAGTAGAATTGAGACTGGTTTTTATCCATCTCATCGTAGGTAAGTGCTGATCCTTTATTAATTCTAAGAACTATACTCATTTTATTTATTTTAATGTAATGTTAATCCAGTGGTGCTTGTTTTCTCCTCCCTGTGGAGGTTACCGCTACACTCATTACTGTTAACTTTATGTCTCCATAAAGATCGGACTATATCATCAGGATCTCTCCTGCTGGGCGCTATACCTGGTTATTAAGGGAACCCATTTTCCCTCCAGTAGTCTCTGAACCTTCTACAAGATGGCTTGTAGCTTGGCTGCTGATTGTCTAATCTTCAACGTTGTTACGCTTTGGTAGTTGAAGCTCTAAAGAGTTCCCAGCAATTCACCCAGTTTATTCTGGACTTAAAATTATACTAATTCATTATTGAACCAGTATAACACGTTTCAGTACCAGTTGAAACGAATAAGCAACTATCACTTAATGATTCAACTAATCCTGTATTTTCTAATAAATAGTCTCTAATAATATCTCTATAGAAACTTTTAGGTCTATTCCTCACTCCTGTAGAAGATACACCTGATTCATTGTAAGCTCCACCGTCGAGTTGAGTAAAATCAAAACTTAGATACCCAGGAGTATTACCTTCAGGAGCTACATTAGTTACTTTAACATCAACGTAACATACCGCTGTTGACATACTTCTTCTTTCAAAATTTTCTGAAGTTCTAACTCTCATAAAAGCCGAAGTATCAAAAGTCCTTAATCCTGATTGTGATTTTTTACATATAGTAACATTAGGTGAACCTTTTCTAAAAAGTTCATAATGTCCGTCATCGAATATATCTCTTCTATTTTCTCCTTTGCTTACAAAGTAGGGATGACTACTTAGAGTTTGATTAGTTCCTAGCGAACCTTTAAAATGATAATTTCTAAAGGTAAAATAATATACACACGGTCCTGTTGATGTTGTACTACTTTCTGTAGGATCTGATGGTAAGAAGGTGTCACCTAATCCTCCTAACAGTCTATTAGACCCAAAATTCATATCTAACTTTACAATTATAGACATATCTGTGTCGGGAGATTTAGGAGTAGGTCTTCCTAATTTTCCTACTGCTATAAGTTCATTTGAATCGTTATACAAACCTACTGTTGTAATGTATGGTGTAAAACTTGATCCGGATACTAAATCTGCTATTTTACCATCGTTGTTTTCTAAAGCAGTTTTATTTAAAGTAAAATTATATTCACTACTTTTAATTTTACAGTGGTAATTATGTGTGTAAATAGGTAAATTAGATTTCCACTTTAACACGGCGTTAAGGTATATGTTATAGTATTTAGCTACTATTTCATCAGTAATTACTATTTGACCGTGAGTATATATTACATTACCCACATATACTTTAGGTATTGAATATTTAAAATATAACCTACCTTCTCCATCGTCGACTATTTCATTACAGTTTCTTGCAGTACCGGTAGTATCTAAATATTCGTTATTAGTTTCATCAACGTAAGTAGATTCATTTTCGATATAATCAGGAGGATCAAAACTACAATTGGCACCAGTCGAACCAAATAAAAAGTCTACATTTTCTACATATAAGTTATCAGAAGTAACTATAGAATTTACTCCATTATCGGTCGCATAGTTATTAAGAAAATAATTATCAAAACTACCAGTTTGAGCGCTTCCGCTTTGAGCAAAATCGGGTGTAATAGAAACTGAAAAAGGTTCTATATGAGTTCCGTACATTTCTTTTGGTAAAGAAAATAAAGCTATCCTGCTGTATAGGTACCTAGAACCGCTGACTTCAAAAGAAGATTGTAAATATGATTCGTATGAGCTACTAGTAGTTAATACTGCGTTATCAAAATCATTATAATACAGATGACGTATACTATCGTATATTAATCTTGTATTAAAAGAATTACTTGATGTAGTTGTTTGATTACCAGCTATAAAATTATTAACAGATGTGTTGTAATAATCTCCAGAACCTGAAATACCAACTATGTTATTTATTCCTAAATCTCTATACTCACTACCGCTTGCTACCCACGATTTACGCGAGGTATAAGTCGATATATACGCATCTTGTTGGTTTAATTTTTTGTAAGCACTCATTCATTAATAATCAAGTTTGATTCTAACTAAAGCTTCTTTTGTAAAATCTTTTAGTAAAGGTCTTGATAATTTAGCTACTGCTAATAAATCGTTATTATCGTTATAAAGCCCTACAGTAGTAATATATGCTTGAGGAGTATTGATCATAACGTTATGTCTTAATTCTCCTGATGATGTTATATTAGATGGATTTGTTGAATAATTAAATTCACTATTTCTTACTCTTACGAATACAAAATTCGACGATATAGTTTCTTCAGACTGAAGTTTAAAAGAATCTCCGGTAAAAATTTGATTAAAGAGTCTTTGCATATTTTTTGTTATACCGGAAGCTGTTGAGGTATTTGTCGATATATTAGTACCGTCTGTTGCACTAGCTAATGCAGCACCGTTTAAAATAATTAATCCTACATCGGGTAAGAATTTTCCATAACTACCTCCTGCTGAGTTATACCCGTTGGTCGAACCAACTGCTTTTGTCCCGTTAGAACCGCTAATTACATCATATACTCTACCTGCATCTACATAAGAAATAGTAGATATATCGTTACTGTTATCAGTAAGATGTAGTACCTTACCGCCTGAACCACTGTCTAATTTTAAGTTGAAAGTACCAGGGAATAATTTTTCTTTAAATCTTGCTCTATCTACAGATATTACGTAAATATCATCTGATGTTTGACCTTGGAATACGAAATCTGTATCTTCATCTCCAAATACTAAATTTCTATACTGTCCGTAAATAGTAGCAGAAGGTGATTTTCCAGCTTCGTTACTATTATAAGGAACGCTTCCTAAACCAGTTTTGTGTCCATAAGCTATAGAAAACTGTACTCTAGAGGTTGCATTGGTTGCTTCTTTATGTCTTACCTCGAAATAAAAATTACCTGTATTTCTAGTTATTTGGTTAGCATCTAGGAAAAATCCTTCATTACCACTAGCTTTAAGTTCTATAGCGTTAGTAGACCAACATGGTGCTACAACTGCTTCTGCGCTTATAGAAATATCTTCTGGATCTAATCTTTTAAATGACATATCTTATTAGTTATTAGTTTTAACAATCGTTACTGGTATAGTTACTCTAGCTCCAGAATCTCTACCGATTACAGTTAATGTTGTTTGTATAGTATTTTGCCCAGCAAATAAAGTATTTACTGTAGTACCTGTCAAGTTGATAGAAGTACCTATGACAGTTTTAGAAACATTAGTTCCAAGAGTAGTAGTAGAATTTAACCTTTCAGCTTCTGGTGTATTGATTCCTACACCGTTGTAAGTTTGAAGTACTCTAGCGTCAGCTATAGTAGCAACATACCCACCGGCTTCAAATGTTTGAGATGAACCTAAGTAGTTAAGAGTTTGAGGAGTTATTGCTAGAGATGCTCCTTGTTTAAGTCTTACTGAAGTATACCCTAAGTCTAGGATAGGAAGCTTAGCTGTACCTCTAGGTAGGGTAGTAAGTTTATATTTCATTATTTGAGTTTCATCAGGAAATGCCTCCAATAAAGGAAGATTTTCTATAGCCTGTCCGTAATATTGAGAGCCTAAGTTATGAGTAGGATTATATAGAGTATAATCTATCTCGTCGTCTGATAAAGCGAATTGTGTAATTGTAAAAGAGCCATCACCTCTAGCAAGTAATTCTCTTCCT